GTTCTCGACGCCGTGATCCGCTGGGTCGAGAACCGCCGACATGCACTCGGTGTAGCCGTCGCGACACCACCTGTCCGGGCTCCGCAGCGTGTCGAGCGCCGCGTGGAGCTCGCCCGGGGTGACGGGCTCGACCTGGAGTAGCTCGGGCGGCTCGTCGATCACGAGCAAGCCCGTCGTGCCCACCATGCCGTCTAGCTCGCCCACCAATCCATGCGGACCGACCAGCACGGGCGCCGAGGGCTCGCCGTCGATGCCGTCGCGCGCGCTGCACGTGTCCCGATGGTCGCAGCCGCGACAGAGAATTTTCGCGACGCTTAAACCACCGGCAGCGAGTGCCGCCCCTTGTTTGCGGTACTTGCAGATCCAGCGGCCTTGCTCGTCGCGCGCGCTCAGCGGCCCGAAGATGCGCGCGGATGCGACACCGGCCGCCCGGAGATCTCCGACGACCTGGATCGCGAGCGCGTGCGTGGGGACGCTGATCGCGGTCCGCGTGTGCCGTTTGCCTTCGCGCGCCGCTCGCTCGGCGGCCACGATGCGCGCCGCGCGTGTCTTGCCCAGGCCGCACTGCGCCCGCACGAGCGTGCACCCGTCGCCGGGCCTTCGGATGACCTCGGCCAGCTGCCGCCCTGCGCGCGCCACGGCCTCAGCGCGGTCTTCGCCTTGGGTCACCTGGACGCGATCTCGCGGCGCCGCAACGATGCCTCCCAGAGCCTCGGAGACGGCGCGCGCCATGCCGGGCCAGGGGCTCAGATCGTTCTTCAGCCCATAGCCTCCGACGTAGCGGCGCACGGTCTCCTCGGCCATACGCAGGCACTCGGCTTGCTCCTCGCGGCCCTCGAAGATGCGACCGATCAGCGCGGGCACAAGCTCGGGGCGTACGCCTCTGCGGCACAGCGCAGCCGGCAGCACGAGCGCGATGTCGTGTCGCTGCCCCGGCACGAAGGCCCGGCGCACGTCGTCTCCCAGTGCCCTGGCCACACGCTCGAGATCCGCGGGCAACTCGCGAGCGAACGCGATCGGCCCGGATGCCCCGCTGCCCCCGCGCCTTCGACGCGCGATCGAGATGCCTCGCGGGGCAGCGATGGGCGTGCTCCTGCGCTCGACGAACGGAGAGCGGTACGGCTTGCCGTCGCGCATGACGTGCGGGCAACGAAAGTGCCGCGTCCAGTCCATGCACTTCTCGTCGGCGACGATGCCGCGCTCCCCCAGCTCACGAAGCCACGCGCCGATCGCGGGCTCGGCGGCATCGATCGCGAGCAGGACCGCAAGCGGCTGGACGATGCGAGCGCCGCCTCGGGTCGCGTACACGATCGCGGTCGGGACCTGCGCCGCCATGCGCTCGCACCCCGCGATCGCGTCTTCGTCGCTCCTCCAAGCACCGTGGTTCGGGTTGTCGACGTCCGCCACCATGCACGCCAGACGCACGACGCCTCCGCGCGCTTCGACCAGCCCCAGACCGCCTTTGTTGATGCGCGGCTGCGTCGCCCAGCCCTCGACCACGTACGCGACGAAGTGCGCGTCGGTGCGGTACGTGGTCGAGAGCATCGCGTCCACGTGCGTCACCTCGTAGGCGTGCTCCGCTTCGAGCTGGCCCTTCGACACGTCCAGGCCCTTGCGCATCTTGTCCGGCGCGACGGCGACTAGCATGCTTGCACAACAAACGATCTCCTGGTAGCACAGGAGACAGCCGCGGCGTGTCTCCCCCTCTCGCACGACTCGGCCAGACCGACCCGGACGCCGACACGCCCGGGCGGTCGCCTATTATGGCTACGCTTTGCCAGCGAAGCACCGTCCGGGGGGGGCTCTCTACGGAGCTGCTTGACGAGCTTCTCGGTCGTCTCTTGCTCCGACTTCGTGAGGTCGTGCACACGGTCATCCGACAGAATCTTCACGAGTGCGTCCGCGAGTTGCCGGCGTCCCTCTGCGGCGTTGCTCACCATCGGCTGAGAAAACATGTCCGTTCTCTTGAGCGGCAATAGGTGCATTGCGAAGACGACGCCGCCGATGGGCGTGTCGCGCCCCACTCTTTCGAGCATGCCCTTGATCACCATGCGCGCGGTCTCACCCATGCGCCCGGCATCGCTACCTTCGATCACTGTGATTTCTTCGTCGCTCATGTCGTCTACCTCTCTTGTTCTTCCATCACCACCGAGGCCCACACGTGCGGCTCGGTGCCATCGGCGACACGCCAGCTACATGCGACCACGTGCCGCAACGTGTCGTCGCGTACGATGCGCGCCTTCGTCATCGCATCGAGAACGATCTTCTCGACGTTGTCGCCGTCGCATCTGAGCGGCGGCGCGACCATGACGATCTCGACGCTCACGCGCCCGTCGAAGCGCTCGGGCCATTCGGCGGCGATGCGTGCCGCGTCCAGCGCACGACACACGCGGGCCTGGTATTCGACCGTCTTGCGAGGAGTCGACGTGCCTCGCGTGCTCGAGATGCGCGCGCGGGCCTTGGGTACCGCGGGACCTGGGATGCGGACTTGCAGGATCATCGAAGCGCCTCATGGATCGCGCCGCTCATGATGAGCCGTCCGATGACTTCGGCGCACTGGGGCACGACGGCGTTTCCGATGGCTCGCAGTCGTCGGTTCCGGTTCGGTCGGGGGCCTCCGTCGCTCGGCCGGACGCGCGGTCCTCTCGGCACGGCTCGCGGCGACTCCCATTCTCGCGGGGCTTCTGCGGGACCACTAGGCCAGCGGTCCAGCCAGGCGGGAACCCCATGAGTTCCTCGACCCATGCTGGATTGAGCGCCATCTTGGGACCAGCTCGACGAGCCATCGTCTCGAGCGATGCCTTGCCCTTCATTGCGTAACTTCCCCGACCGTCGCCCGGATCGCCGTTGTTCGAGCTCCCGTAGCTCGTCGCTGTCGGCGTAGGCCACTGCGCGACCTGACTCGGGAGGGACCACTCTCTGCCAGGCCCCTTCCAGTCCCGAGGCACCGCCGTCGCCGGCCTCCGAACGACCGCATCCGTGAGCGTGGTCCCCGCGTGCTGTCCGGGTTTGCACTTGTCCGTCATCATCGATCCGCTCGAGCTCGCGTCGCTCGCTGTCGCGGTAGGCCACAACGAAGATCCTCTCTCGCCGGTGTGGTGCTCCGACGTCTGCGGCAGATAGCTGGATGGCGGCCGAACGGTAGCCGAGAGCTCGCAGGTCGTGCCGCACGTGAGGCAGCCAACGCGCCGCCCCGCTCGCCACGTTCTCGACGACGGCCCAGGGGGGGGCGAGCTCTTCGAGGACGCGCCGATACTCTCGCCAGAGCCCTGAGCGCTCGCCTTCGAGCCCGGCTCGCTTGCCGGCGCTGGAGACGTCCTGACAGGGGAATCCTCCGGCCACGAGTCCCACAGGAGCAAGAGTTGCTTTTCCGGCCAATCGCACATCGTTGCAGCTCCTATCTACGCTCGGCCACCACCTCGACAGCACCGAGCGGCACCCCTCGTCCTGTTCGACCTGCCACACCACGTGACCCATCCCAGCCCGCTCGAGCCCGAGCTCGAGGCCGCCGATCCCGCTGAACAGCGAACCGATCTTCATCGCAGCACCAACCTTCGCGCCATCTCGCACAGGGGGCACCACCCCCCGGCCTGGTGTCCCTCGAGCTCGCCTCCGCATGCGTCGCACTGCCCCGGCCGCATCAACGGCAGCTTCACGGGCCTTCGCATTGCATCGACGCGGGCGGCGACAGCCTCGCGAACGCGCGGCTGTAGCTCAGGTTGCGCCCGTAGCCGAAGCTGCCCCCCGGCGTAGTACGCGCTCGCCCCGTCGTCGCGGAGCGTGCCCCATGTCTCGGGGTTCATTGTTGCGCTACCCGAACACGATCACTCTTCGAAGTGTGATCAAGGCTTGCTCCATTCTTCGGTCACGTGCCGCCAGTTGCGGCAGAACGTGAACCAGGGCCCCTCTTTCGAGGTGCTCAAGTCCCGAGCGAACACGCTCGAATCGCTGTCGATCAGGTAGAGCACCTTGAGTCGCGCGGTGTTCTGCCACGACTTGCCTCGGCCCTCGGTACCCTCGATGACGTCGCCGACCGCGAGATCGATCGTGCCCGTCGCGGTGCGGTACGTGCGCCGTGGTCGCGCGTCGGCGGGCTTGGTGGGCTCCGGCTTTTCGTCTTTGGCCTGCGTCGCAGCCGCCAACGCTGCCAAGTCCGCGTCGGCCAGGACAGCGGCGCGCACGAGCTGACGCGCAAGCCTCCGGGCTTCCTCGGGCGTCAGCAAGAACTCGTGATTCGTCTCCCAGTCTCCATGTTCATGTCCTCCCCTTCGGCTCGGCGTCCTTCTCCAGCGTCACCTTGAACAGCGCGCCGCTCGCCGTGTGGAAGGCCACGATGCCCTCGGGCCTCATGAAGCCGGGCGCAGCGAAGGAACCGCCCTTGCGGAGCATGCTGAGCGCAGCGCACACCGCGTCCGTTGGGTCGTCGATAGTCGACCCGATTATCGGCACCACACCGCAGCATGCGGGCCGCTTCTCCGGGTCACTCCAGCGCGATACGTTGAACAGCGAGAAGCGCCGCTCGCTCAGGCCGTAGCGTCGCTGGATGCCCGCCCCCCACCACTCGCCGTAGTGGTAGCCCGGACCGAGCCGCCGCAACTCGGCGGCGTTCTCCTCGACCCAGTACGCGAAGCCGAAGTTGTCATCCATCGGCGTGATCCATCGCGTGCGCGAACCGGCTCGCACCGTCTCGCCGTCTTCGCTCACGTGGACCACGGCGTTCGTGCCGTCGATCTTCTCGGTGATGATCCACTCGCGATTGAACCGCGCGATCTTCGGGAATGCCTTGAACTCGATCTCCATGTCCGTCTTCCTCTCTCTCTTCACCAGGCGATCTCCGATGCCGCAACCGTTGCAGCATCAACGAACGCTTGCTCCTCGGCGGTCCACTTCGGCCGCTTGTGTCCCTTGGGCGGCTGTCGGCCCTTCTCGCGCTGCCAGCGGTGCCACACCATGCCCGGCTTGTACGGGTGCAGGCCGCGGCCCATGCGCTCGCGGTTCTCCTCGCGCCAAGCCTCGACCATCGTATCCCACGCCGCAAGCGCCGCGCTCGGCTTCACGATGCGCGCCGCGTCGACCTCGACAAGCTCGCCCGCGGTCTCGTCCAGGCTCACCTCGCGCCACGGAAGCTCCGCATCGCACTCGGGGCACACGCGCACGCCCAGCGCCATCACGGCGAAGCACGCCGGGCACATCTTCGCGCACTCGGGATTCTTGCCCGTGCGGCGCCTCGGCGGATTCAGCTCCCACTCGCGATCGTGGTGCGGGAGCCCGTGCTCGAGCGCGCATCCGGCGTGGTCCAGAATGAGCGCCGACACGCCTTGCCACGGTCGCAGGATGCGCCCGGCCATTTGCAGGTACAGCCCGAGAGACTTCGTTGGCCTCGCAAGGATCAGGCACTTCGCCGAGGGCTGGTCCCACCCCTCCGTGAGCACGCCCACGTTGATGACGATCAGCGTCTCACCTCGTTCGAGCCGCCCCAGGATGGCCGCGCGCTGGTCGGCCGGCGTCGTGCCGTCGAGATGCTCGGCCGCATGCCCGCGCTCGCGGAAGCGCTCGACGATCTGCTTCGAGTGCTCGACGGTGACCGCGAACCCCACCGTCCGGCGCCCTTTGGCGTGCTTCTCCCAATGCTCGACGATGTCGCCGACGAGCCGACCTTCGCTCATCACCTCGCCAAGCTGCCGCTGGTCGTAGTCGCCCGCGGTCGTCTTCACCCGCGACAAGTCCGGCGCACGGTCGGGCGGCACGCTCAGGACACGCGGCGCCACGAGGTAGCCCTCGGCGACGAGTTGCGACACGGGCGCCGCGAGCACCATCGAGTCATAGGCCGCGCCGAGCCCCTTGCCGTCGCCGCGCACGGGGGTCGCGGTGAAGCCTAGGTGTACCGCATCGGGGTGGTCCTCTCGTAGGCGCTGGTAGCTCTGCGCGAGGGCGCGGTGTGCCTCGTCGACGATGACCAGCGAGCACGGGGCAACCGTGCGAGTGCGCAGGCTGTCGACGCTCGCGACCTGCACCAGAGCGCTCGGCCGCCTGCGTCGGTCACCGGCGCGCACGATGCCGATCTCGCCCTCGGGGATGCCGGCGTCGACCAGCTTGCGCGCGGCCTGGTCGATCAGCTCGATCCGGTGCGCGACGATCATGCACCGGCGCGAGCGCTCGACAGCGCCTCCAACGATCGAGGAGAAGATCACCGTCTTGCCGCCGCCCGTGGGCAGAACGCAAAGCACGCTCCGACGCCCGGCGCGCACCTCGCCGCGCAGCCGCTCGATCGCCTGCTCCTGGTAGGGCCTGAGCTTCACTCTCCGTCGTCCCCTTCGAGCTGCGCGATCTTCACTTCGCCGCGCGAGGCGACGACCGTTGCGTGACGCATGCTCATCCGATGGCCCTCTCCAGTGTCTCGAGGTCGTGTGCCCCATCCTCGCGGAAGCCACGCCTCTCGGGTCCCGTGCCGCGAATCGCGTAGGCCATCCGCAGCCACACGCGCGCCTCGGCGAGCTCGCCCTGCCGCCAGCGGACCCACGCCGCGAACCAGGGCAACTCGAGCATCCACGGGCAGTGCACGAGCCCCGCTACCAGGTCGACGACCGGATCCCATTCGCCCGAGTCCCACCCGCAGCGCGCGCCCTTGAACAGCGCCCACCCCGCTTGCTCGCGGTGCCAGTCCGACGACGACTCACGGCGCATCGCAGCGCCGCGGTACCAATGCCGCGCGGTGTGCCACCTCTCCGCGAGTCGCTCTGTCTCGCCGAGGTAGAATCGCCATCGCATCGAATCCGGGTCGGCCTCGATCTGCATGCTCAGGAGCCCTCGATCGCGAACGATCTTGCTCTCGAGGCGCGCCGACGACTTCGGCATTTCGGCGGACCTCACCCCGGGCAACAGCGCCCGCTTCGGAGCCCCCTCGAGGTACTCATGGACGAGGCCCACGTAGCGCGCGCCGCTGCCCGCGCGAATCAGCCTCGGCGATCGGTACATGTCGATCGAATCGACGTCGTAGGCATCGATCGACTCGTCGAGCTCGGGGCGCTCGCCTTCGACGATCAACCGCTCGTCAGCGTCGAGCATGAGCGCCCAGCCCTCGCTCACGAGGCCCAGGCCCCGGTTCCGCAGCTCGCCGAAGCCCCCGCGCCCGAGTGGGTCGCTCACGCGCACGATGCGGTCGACGTAGCCCGAGCACGACAACTCCGCGTCTGCGGTGCTCTCGTTCGGGGCGTGCAGAATGATAGCTGTGATCATGATTCTCCTCGCTCGATGCGGTCGGCGGTGCTCACGCTTCGACCATCCGAAACTCGACGCGCCACACCCACGGGTTCGCCGCCCACGACGCGGAGCCGTGGATGCTCTCCCAGAGTTTGGCGAAGCCCACTCGGTATGAGGGCAAGCGCGGCCAGCCAGCGGCACAGTCGATGACCTGCCTCTGGGCTCCCTCCCGCTCTGCGTCGGCCTCCGTGATTTCGTGCAGCCGTTCGCCGCGCACGTCGTCGATCTCCAGCGTGATGCGCGACGCCCAACGGGGCATGTGGATCGACGGGCGCCAGCGGCCAGGCGCAGTTCGCTCCCATCCCTCGCGGTAGACTGACCACCACCTGTCGCCCTGGTCGTCCACGTGGACACGGTGCGGGATCGTGTCGTCGTGCCAGTACGCCGAGCACGGCACGATCGCGTGAGCCTCCTTCGCCCACAGCCGGTCTCCCGGCTCTCCGTACGGGCAGCGAATCCACCCGAGCGGCGAGTCGTGCGGCACTCTGTCGATGCCTTCGGGCGTAAGGCGCCGCGACTGCATCGGCTTCACGAGCCGCCTCGTAACGGTCTTATGTTTGTTGAGGATGGCGCGGACCATTGGAGCCGAGAACAGGATCGGTCGCTCCTTCACCGCTCACCTCGCTCGATGCGGTCGATGAGCTCGCCGACCGCATCGGTCCACCCGATGTTCGCGCGCACGATGGCCGCTGCGACCTGGGGTGACACGCTGTTGCCTACGCAGCGGACCTGGGCGGGGATGGGCAACATCACCTCTGCGGGCCTCATGACCGCGCGCTCGCGTCGAGCACGGCCTGCACTTTGGGCGCAAGCGCACGCATCTCTCGATGACGCGCGCACTCACACCAGCCGGAGGTGGGTGCCTCCTGTTGGAGAATACGAGCCACTCGCTCGTACTCGGACTTCGAGCAGGTGACTCTGGAGAGCCAGGCCACCACTTCGGCCGCGGGTCCTACGACCCACTTGCCGAGGAAGCAGGGATCGCCCTCGGCGATCACTACTGCGATCTCACCCTCTTTTGGGGCGATCTCGCACGCGTAGTCGCGAGGGGCCATGTAGGCCCTCTCGACAAGGCAGGGCCCGAAGACCACCCTGCCGAACCCGCTTGCGGCGCCGGGCAATGCCCTCACGGTGCTCATGACTGCTCTCCTCGTTGCTCCTCCCACACGATGCCGTAGTGTCGGTGGAGCGCGTCACGGTGCTCCTTCAGCGGCGTCGACACGCCGCGCACCCATCCGTCGACAGCCTGGCGCGACACGCCGACGGCGCGCGCGATCTCCGTGAGTGTGAGTCGGGGGCGCTCGACCAACTGCGCGAGCGCGTCCCTCCCGAGTGGTGTTTTGGGCATGGTTCAGGAGTGAACTCATCGATTGCGATTGTCAAGTGCCGCCGTGCGCAGGCTCGAAAAAAGCTCGCGCGAAACTTTTTTCAACAATCGACGACATGGCACTTGCGCGGCGCAAGTGCATGATGCAGTCTGTCTCTCAGAGGCGGACGGGCCGCCGGGGAAGAAGAGGATGACGACATGGGAACCGCAAATACGACGATCGATATGTTGAGTGATGTTCAGATCAGGGCGCTCCGAGCCGAGGCCGCGGCGGCCGGCGACGAGGCCACCGTGAGCGACTGCGACACCGCGCTTGAGGTGCCGACCGCCGAAGGGCCGCGCGCTCGCATCGTGGAGGTCATCCGCAACGCCGAGGCCCAGCGATGACCCGCGCTGACTACTCGATCGACATCGACGACGAGCCCGACACGACCTACGAAGACGAGCGCGAGCTCGAGGACGAGCCCGACACGACCTACGAAGACGAGCGCGCGCTCGACGATGAGTACCGCCGCGACTGCATCCGCGGCATCCGGAGCGGCGGCTAGTGCGCCGGCCTATGGCTCTCGGCCCGGAGACGCTCCGAGAGATACTCACCGGCGACGGCGAGACGGGGCCTGCGGGCTCTTGGCACGACTACAGAGGGACGATCCAAATCACGCACGCCCCGAGCTGGCCGATCGACTCCGAGCGCCCGACGCTGCCCCCGAGCGCGTGCCACCAGGCGACGCTGCGCCCGCTGGCGATGCCGCCGCAATACCCGGGCGATGACCGAGCGACCGTGCGCCCGGTAGCGCGAGAGGAGCAGGAGCGATGAGCTACGAGATCTTGCCAGTGCACTGCTACGAGATCCACGTCCAAAACACCTGCGTCGGCAATCTCAACGGGGTTGGAATTGGCGACGAATCGGCCTACGTCATCATCACCGGGGCCGATTTCCCCGGGCTCGCCGAGGCCGGCCTACGCCGATTCGTGCATCCGGATCGTGGCTCGGTGTCCTGGCAGTCTCACTGCGCGACCTACGCTGACGCCCGGCGCATCGCAGAGCATGCGGCACGCCTGATCGACGAGGCCCAGTCGTGACGCCCGACGAGTCGAGGGTCATCATGCGCGAGATCGGCGCCCTCATGCGGGAGTACGCTCTGCTCGGTGGAGCCCTCGCCGACCTTGGGAGGCACGACCTGTGAGACACGCTCACTCCATGGACTCGGTCGAGTGGTACACGCCCGCGCCCGTCGTCGACCGCGCGCGAACGTCGCTCGGGGGGCGCATCATCCTGGACCCGTGCTCGTGCGAGCTCGCCCAGTCCGTCGTGCGCGCCGAGGGCTACTGCGAGACCGATGGCCTCACGGCGCTGCGGCGCTGCGCCCGCGGCGACACCGTGTTTGCCAACCCGCCCTCGCCGCCGCTGCCGTGGCTGATCGAGTGCGTGCTCGCGTGGCAGCGGGGCGCGCGCCTCGTGTACCTCGCGTACAGCATCCAGCAGATCCAGCAGGCGGCGAACTGGGGCAGGCTCTCGCTCGTGGGGGCGCAGCTCGTCATCCCCTACGCGCGGATCGCCTACGATGCGGACGCCGAGCGGCTCCGAGCGAGCTACGCAGCCCGGGGCGCCAAGGTGCCCCGCCGCATCGCCGAGGCCCCCGCAGGCACCCGCGTACGTGGTACGCAGCCCCCGCACGCGAGCGCGCTGATCCTACTCGGCGCCGACCCCGACCCCTGGCGCGACTTCGGCGCCATCGCCACGATCGTTTGACCACCACAGAGAGGGATTCCCATGTCTTCGACCACCGACCAGATCCAGCCCGCCCGTGGCCGGCTCCAAAGCAACCTGATCGACTTCGCGCGCCGACGCAGCATCATCGAGGCGGCCACCCTCGAGATCCGAAAGGCTCTCGCGTGCTGCTACGAGCACGTGCCCGACGGCGACACCATCGAGGCCGGCGAGGCTGTGGCCCGCGCGATCAAGGCCGCCGTGTGCATCTACGACGACGCGATCCACGACCTGTCCCGCGAGCGCGCCGACATCGAGACGCACGAGGCCGCGGCCCACGCGCTGCTCAGGGACCGCGCGCCGTGGCCCGAGTTGCTCGCGGCGTACGCCAGGCCCGGCGACCCGCACCGCGTGCTGTCGTGGGTGCGCTCGGTGTGCCGGGACGGCCTGGACGCCGACGACGCCGACAGCCGCGCCGAGCTCGAGTCCCAGGCCGCGGACTTGCTCGCCTCGATCGCAGCAGGTGAGCGATGATCGTCGAGCTCACCCTCGCTGAGCTGCGCGAGCGCAACGCCTGCGATAGTGGCTATGCCTTCGCCGTCGCTCTCGCCGATGCGGCTGGCGTCGTGCGCCTGGACATGTCCCCGCTCGCGTGGGTATGGCTCGAGAGCCACGGGCGCGCATGGGCCTCGTGGCTCGGGTTGCGAGCGCCGTACCTCAGCGGCGCGAACCTCAGCGACGCGGACCTCCGCGGCGCGTACCTCAGCGGCGCGTACCTCAGCGGCGCGAACCTCAGCGGCGCGTACCTCCGCGGCGCGGACCTCCGCGGCGCGTACCTCCGCGGCGCGGACCTCAGCGGCGCGAACCTCAGCGGCGCGGACCTCCGCGACGCGGACCTCCGCGACGCGGACCTCAGCGACGCGGACCTCATCGACGCGAACCTCAGCGACGCGGACCTCAGCGACGCGGACCTCAGCGACGCGGACCTCAGCGACGCGAACCTCAGCGACGCGTACCTCCGCGGCGCGGACCTCCGCGGCGCGAACCTCAGCGACGCGTACCTCCGCGGCGCGGACCTCCGCGGCGCGGACCTCAGCGACGCGGACCTCAGCGACGCGGACCTCAGCGACGCGGACCTCATCGACGCGAACCTCAGCGGCGCGAACCTCAGCGACGCGGACCTCAGCGGCGCGTACCTCCGCGGCGCGAACCTCCGCGGCGCGTACCTCCGCGGCGCGTACCTCCGCGGCGCGTACCTCCGCGGCGCGGACCTCAGCGGCGCGAACCTCAGCGGCGCGGACCTCATCGACGCGGACCTCATCGACGCGGACCTCAGCGGCGCGAACCTCAGCGACGCGGACCTCGGATCTTGGGAGCGTGGGCCCGACGGCTACACCGTGGTCCCGCGCTCAGGCGAGGGGCGTACCGACGCACTCCGGAGGGCGACGCTGTGAGCACCGCGCAAACACACTCGGATTCCGTAGGCAAGATCGCGGAAGCGATCGTTGCTGTCCAACGCACCTTGACCACCGTGCTCAAGACCGACCAGGTCAACGCCGGCAAGCTCCACTACAGGTTCGCGCCGCTCCGCGCGATCGTCGATCTGTTGCGCCCGAGGCTCGCGGAGCACGGACTCGCGATCGTGCAGCTCGTGCACGTGCATCCCGAGGGCGGCCCGGTGCTCGTGTCGGAGCTGCTCCACACGTCCGGCGAGTGGGTCCGCGCGGTGCATCCGCTCCTCGGACCGATGCAGACCGCGCAGGCGATGGGCAGCGCCATCACCTACGCCCGGCGCTACTCGCTCTGCGCGCTCCTCGGAGTCGTGACCGACGACGACGACGACGGCGCCGCAGCGTCGGGCTACATGCCCCCGCCGCCTCCACCACCGCCGCCCCCGGCTCCCGTGGCTCTCCAGAGCTACTCCGCCGAAGGGCTCGTCGAAGCCATGTCGCAGACGTCGCCGCCGCTTGCGGCGTGGGTCCAGTCCGCGCGCGAGTGCACGGACCTCGACGCACTCAGGGGGCTCGTAATGTCCGCCCGAGAGACGCTCGGAGCCTCCGAGGTCGAGCACCTGCGCGCCGTTGCCCGCGCGCGCTACGTCGAGATCGTAGGTGACGCATGAGAAAGTTGCACCTACTACGACCGTCCAAGGCCGATCTCGCGATGCGGTGCGCGTACCCGTGGAGCGTCACGGCGCCCGCGTGGCCCGGCGACACGAGCAGCGCAGCGGCCGACCGTGGCTCGCGCATCCACCGAGCGATCGAAGCCCGCGCCAAGGGCACACGAGCGCCCGCCCACGACGACGACGAGGGCGACGCCGCAGCGCATGCGGCGAGCGCCATCACGGGCCCCGGCTGGCGCCACGAGGTCACGATCGCCTACGACCCGACGACGGACACCGCGCGAGAGATCGACGCCCCCGAGCTCGCGACCGAAGATGAGATCGTGGGCACCGTCGATGCTCTCCGCGTGGTCGATGGCTGCGTCGAGATCGTCGACTGGAAGACCGGCGCGACGGCCCGGAGCATCGATCCAGATCGAAGCCAGCAGCTCCGGTGGTACTCCCTCGCGGCGGCCCGGGCGCTCGGCGTCGAGCGCGCTCGGCCTTCGATCGTGGCGCTCTCGGAGTCGGGGTACGGCACGTGGCACGGGCGCGAGCTCGACGCCTTCGACCTGGACGAGATCCGCGACGAGCTGCGCGACTTGCTCAGGCGGGCTCCGAGCGCGCTCCCGGTCCTGGGTCGTCACTGCCGGGCGCACTACTGCCCGATCGTGGCATCCTGCCCGGCCGTACTCGCTCAGGCCAAAGCCGTGCTCCGCTCGGTGTCGACCATGGCGACGCCCACGGCCGAACCCACGACGGATGACGAGGCGCGGGCTACGCGAATCGCAGTCCGCGCGCTCGAGGCAGCGCTCGAGAAGTACGACAACGCGGTGAAGCGATACGTCGATCGCAACGGCCCTCTCGACCTGGGAGACGGCACCTCGCTTGCGGCTGTCGAACAGGAGGGGCGCGAGTCGATTGACGCGGGCATCCCCGGCGCGGTGTCGGCCATCCGAGAGGAGCTTGGCGATCGCGCGGATGAAGCGCTCGAAGTCAAGACGAGCAAGGCCGCCATCGAGCGCGCGATCCGTGCAAGGTTGCGCGAGTCGGGCGAGATCGAGCGCGGCGCGATCAAGGCCGCCGTCGACAAGATCGACGCGCGCCTCCGGGGTCTCGGCGCCGTCCGTCAGGGCGCGCCGTATATGAAGTATGAAGAAATCCGGCCGAAGAAGGCCACCAAGAGAGGGCAGGAAGAATCATGATCAGCGCAACGATCTACGGCCGACTCGGAGCCGATCCCGAGGTCACCGTCACCCATGGAGGGACCTCGGTGCTCAAGCTCCGCGTGGCCTGCGACCACGGCTACGGCGACAAGAAAACCACGACCTGGGTGCGCGTCGCTTGCTTCGGCAGGCTCGCCGAATCACTCACGGGCAAGCTCGCCAAGGGCAACCGCGTGATCGTCACGGGCGAGCTGTACTCTCAGGAGTGGATTGCGAAGGACGGCACCGCCAAGGTCGGCATCGAGCTCGACGCGCGCGACGTGCGCATCATCGACTACGCCGACAGCGGCGCGGGCCAGCAGCGACCGGCGCAGCCGCAACGATCCGCGCCTCAGCGCGGAGCGCCGCCGCCGCCCCCGCCGTTCGCCGGTGCGCCCGGTGATGACATCCCGTTCTAAACACCTCGCTCGACGTGTACGAGCCGCTCTACATGGGCGCTCGCGCACGGTCGCGGCGGTGTGCCTCTCGACGGGCCTCGAGCTGGACCAGGTACGCGCGGCGCTCTACCGCCTCGCGCACGCCGGTCTAGCCGAGCGCCTACCGTGCGGCCGGTGGAGACAGTGCGGGCGCGTCGCTCGCGTAGGCATGAGAGCGGAGGAGGAGCGATGGCAGAAGATCACATATTAGAGTCAATCATGAGTCTGAGGACCAGGAAGCCCACCACGGCCGGGCCATGGGTACTGCTGAGCGATGGCCGCAGGGGGAGGTTCTACTACCATGCCCCATGCGATGGCTTTGACCCACCGTTGGCCGCTGTGGTTGGGCCTGCTGGGTGGGCCGTGTTCGACGAGCACGGGGTTACTGTCTGGGATGGCACCGTCTTGTATGGCACACCTCCAGAGACATTGGATCAGCAGTGGGCGGATATGATTCTGCGAGCGATGAACGTAGGTATGGCCCCGTAGCCGATGGATGACCTGACGCGCTACGTCGACCACCCAGCCATTCCCACGGCGAACCTGGAGAGACTAGCGCGCGCCGTGGGAGCGCTCGTTCCTCCGAGCTTCGTGAAAGACCCGGTGCGCCGGATGTTGCTAGTCCAACGAATCGTCGCGCGGATGCGACAGGAGAGAGGGAAGAAGAGATGATTAAGTTCAGAGAAGAGATAGTCACGCCCGAGATGGCTCACCAACTGCTAGCCGTCACGCCGCACGCTCGTCAGATCGTCGCGTCGAGGGTGAAAACCTACGCGGCAGACATGGCTCGCGGATGGTGGAGGCTCACGGCCGAGCCCGTCAAGATCGCTGAGGATGGTCTACTCCTGAACGGTCACCACAGGATGCACGCTGTCGTCATGGCAGGCGTCAAGGTGCGCATGCACTTCGCTTACGGAGTCAGCGCGGATACGAAGATCGTGCAGGACACAGGTCTTGGCGTTCGTGCTCGCGACTGGTCGGACAGAAAGAACGTGGGTCACGGGCTCGCGATCATGAACGCGATCCTTCGCGCGACTGGCTACATACATCACACAGCGTCGAAGTTGTGCCTGTTCGCAATGTGGGACGAGTTTGGCGACGAGCACTTGCAATTTGCGTCGGCGACCAAGAGCCGATCCGTGAATGCATCGGCCCGGATGGCCCTTGCGCTCGTTCATCGCGTCGATGTTGCACGCGCCGAACTCATGCTGTCGAGACTGAGCATGGAGGAGTCCGCTCCTACGAAGTCCCCCGAACACACGTGGCTTCGGCTCATGAGCTCCAGGTATTGGAGCGCGAAGTCTCAGGAGGCCAACAAGCTCGCGCTCAGCATGGCGAGGCTTTGCGCAAGGGGTGAGTGTGTGAGCATCCTCAGGGTTGCTGACCCTGAGCCAGCGATCCAGCTCTTTGGGCTTGGACCAGTGCTGGCGCTGTGCGGTAAGCCTGCCTCATGTCCCAAGACCTGATCGATCTAGACCGGCGCATCGTCGCCAAGGGCGGGCTCTGCTCCTTCATGCGGCTTGCGTGGGACTCGGTTGAGCCAGGCGCGCGCTTCGTGCCTTCGTGGCATCTGCGCGCGCTGTGCGGCGTCCTGGAGGACGTGACGCACCGTCGGCGTACGCGCGTCGCGATCAACGTTCCCCCGGGCACCGGCAAGAGCCTGACGACGGGCGTGTTCTGGCCCGCGTGGACGTGGATCCATCAGCCCTGGCACCGATGGATGAACGTGTCGATCGACGAGCTGCTCGTGACGCGCGACGCTCGCAAGCTGCTCGATCTCGTGTCGTCGCGATGGTTCGTCGACCGCTGGGGACCGGTCGTGAGGTCGCGCAACGTACCCGTGTCGGACTTCCGCACGATCCACGGTGGCGGACGCTTCTCCACGTCCATCCGGGGCAAGGGAATCGGCCACCACGCGCACACCCAGGTTGGCGACGACTTGGCGAAGGCCAAGGACTTCGACTCGTCGGAGCTGCAACTATCCTGGGAGCTGTGGAGCAACACGTTTGCCTCGCGCGGCATCAAGGGACCGAACGGCGAAGACTTCGCGCGCGCGATCATCATGCAGCGCATCGGCGAAGGCGACCCGTCCGACCGCGCGGTGCAGTCGGGCTACGATCACGTTTGCTGGCCCATGCTCTGTGAGCTCGACCGCCTCGACCCGCTCGACGAGCGCACGACCGAAGGCGAGCCCCTGTGGCCCGGTCGCTACTCGGTCGAAGACCTCGAGCTACTGCGCCGCGAGACCATCATCGACGGCGGCTACGATGCGTGGGAGACGCAGTATCAGCAGCGCCCCAGCGCCCCTGGCGGGCAGATTCTCCGGCCCGAGTGGTTCGACGTCGTCAGCGAAGCCGACGTGCCGAAGCACGGGCAAACGATCCAGTCGTGGGATCTGTCGTTCAAGGGCAAGGAGTCGAGCGACTACGTCGCCGGGCAGTGGTGGCGCGCGGCGTGGGTCGGCGACGAGTTGCACTTCTTTTGCCTCGGCGAGCCGGTGAACCAGCGGGCGACGTTCCTCGAAACGTTGGCGCTCATACGATCGAAGCGCAGCGCGTGGGAGTGCTCGCGCATCGTCGTTGAAGACAAGGCGAACGGCCCGGCGCTCGAAGACGTGCTGTCGCAGGAGATGCCGGGCTCGATCGAGCTGTACGACCCGAGGCAGGCAAGCAAGAGCGCCCGCGTTCACTCGGTCTCGGGCAGGTGGGCCTTGGGGCGCGTGCACCTCGTTCGTGGGAGCTACATCGATCGGTGGCGCAAAGACTTCTGCGCGTTCCCCCGCGTGCGGCGCGATGACGAGGTCGACGCAGCGACGCAGGCCATTCGATACCTGGACGCCGGTACCTCGCTTTTCAGCCGCGCCATGAGTATGATCCGGCGATGACTCGCGACCCCAAGTTGAGCGCGATCCAGAAGGCGGCGATCTACGTCGACGGCTGGATCAACACCTGGACGAAGCTTGGGACGTCGCTCGATTCGCAGACGCACACACGGTTCGTGCGCCCGGCGCGCCTGCCTGACGAGGAGCTGTCGTCGCTCTACCACCACGACGACATCGCGCGGATCGTCTGCGAGGTGTACCCCTCCGAGGCGCTGCGTCGCGGCTTCGGCGAGCTTCCGCTCGAAGTCGGCGGCGACTTCGAACGCCTCCGCGTGCGCGAGGTTTTCTCCGAGGCTGCCGCGCTCGGCCGGGCCTTCGGCGGCGCAGCCGTCGTTGTGGGCCTCGAAGGCCAGCCCGCCGAGACGCCGTGGACCACGCCCGGTCGCGTGACGTTCCTTGGGCTCCACGATCGGCGCTACGTGCACCGCGACTACTCAAGCCGCAACACGAACCCGGAGAGCCCGAACTACGGCAAATCGACGCTGTACCGCGTCCAGAGCGCGACCGGTGGCACGGATACGATCGTGCACCGCTCGCGCATGATCTTCTTCGGTGGTGCTACGACGGCCGAGCGCGAACGCGAGGAACTGGACGGCTGGGATTATTCGGTTTTGCAATCGATCTACCCCTGGATCCGCAGCTACTCGAACGCCCACCTTGCGGCCGGGAGCATGCTCAGCTCGGCCACCGAGGGCATTCTAAAAATGCGCGGGCTCATCTCGGCCATCGCAGGCGGACGCCGCGAAGACCTGGAGACGCGCGCCACGCTCATGGATCTCGGGCGCTCGGTGGCGAAGACCGTGATGATCGACGCCGAGGGCGAGGACTACAGCAAAATCAGTACGAGCTTCACCGGTATCCCGGAGATGATCGACCGCTTCGCCTCGCGCCTCTCGGTCGCCACGGGCATCCCTCAGAGCGTGCTCGCCGGCCACCGCACCGTGGGCCTCGGCGACACGGGCGCCTCCGAGCTGCGCGCCTGGTACGACCGCGTAGAAGCCTACCGCGCGAACGAGATCGACCCGCGCATCAAGCGCTTCGGCGAGCTGGCCTACGGGCGCCCGCTCGAGCTCGAGTGGCCCAGCCTGTGGCAGCCGACGGACAACGAGGTCGCCGACCTCCAGGTCAAACGAGCCCAGCGCGACCAGATCTACGTGGCCTCTGAGGTCGTGCTACCGGACGAGGTCGACGTCTCGGACATCTACCCGGCGCGCGATCTATCCCTGCGTACGCCGGCCGGCGACCCCGGCGACGAGCCCGAGCCGGTCGAGTCCGACGACGTGCCGACGGTCGATGCCGCAACGACCCTCGCCGAGCAGATGACCGCGGCCGGTGTCGACCGCTGCGAGCACGGCCGAACGAACCGCTGCCCGCTCTGCGGCGTTGAGCGCGCGCGCGGCATCCAGACGGGCGAGGACGGGGCCGTGGGCTTCATCCGCGGGACGTGGCGTGCGCTCGCGTAGGCGCGGCCGCGCTCCGCGCCCCCGAGTCAAAGCGATCGAGGCGTACTACCGGAGCGTGCTCCGGCGCGCCCTCGAAGCGATGCAGGCCGAGATCTTGCGCGCGCTCAAGGTGCGCGACGACGACACCGCAACGAGCCGCGCGCTCGCACGGATCCGCAAGCTGCGCCTTCTCGTCGATCAACGCGATCTCGAGCGCGTCTACAAGCGCACCGAGAAGCAGGCGAGCATCGCTACCAAGGGCCTGATCGGCATCGCGCCTGCCATCGGTCCCCGCGCGCTCGCCGCCTTTCGCAGGCAGAACGCCGAGCTGATTCGCACGCTCCAAGGCTCGCAGATCCAGCGCGCCCAGCGCATCATCCGAGAAGGAGCGAACCTCCGCGTGGAAGAGATCGCGGCATCCCTCCAAGAAGCCTTCGCGATCGAGAGCCGGCACGCCGAGTTGATCGCGCGCGACCAAGTCTTGACCCTCCACGCTCAGGTCACCCGAGAGCAGCACAAATCGGCCGGCATCGAGCGCTATACGTGGAGCACGTCGAACGACGAGCGCGTGAGAGACGACCACGCGGACCTAGACGGGCAGGTCTTCTTCTACGACGACCCCCCGGTGATCGACTCGCGCACGGGTGACCGTGGGCACCCTGGCGACGGCATCCAGTGCCGCTGCGTCGCGGTGCCCGTCGTGCCGTGGCTCGACGAGGACTAGGCGGCCACGACGGACGCCAGCAGCCCACCAGGCGCGTCTTCGTCGTCGTCCCACCCAAGGCCCTGATCGGTGCCGTCGGGCTCGTCTTCGTCGTCCCACGCGAGGAGAAGCGACGTCTCGACGGGCTCGGGGGACCAGACGACGAACAGCGCGACACCGCCCGCGACGGCGCGAGGCAAGGCGCGAGGCGTGCGCTCGACCTCGGTGGTGATGTCGATCACGACGGTGGCGGGGTGGACCTCGGCGAGCTCGTAGACGGCCCCATCCGGGAGCGCGAGCGCGAGCACGTCGATCAGGTCCGGCATTGTGCCGTGGGAGCGGAGCGCCCGGATCTCGGCCCGCAGCTCGACGCGGTAGGCATCGTCGCTCAGGCCCTCGCGCGGCATGAGCACGAGTCGCCCGAGCTGGTCGAGTTGCGCGCCCACGCCTGCGAGCGCGCGCTCGGTGCGCACCTGGATCGCGAGCGACTCGAGCTTGTCGATCTCGCGGAGGTAGATCGCGAGCAGCGCGCGTAGCTTGGCCTGATCCTTGTGGACGTCGATCAGTCGTTCGAGGCCCTTCTCTACGTGGCTCACGGAACCACCACGAAGACGAGATCGACGTTCACCATCTCGGCGAAGGGCTTCTCGCGCGGAGCGACCTCACGATCGGAGTACGACCCCGCTGGGATGGTCTCGCCGATGAAGCCCACGAGCATCTCGTCGACCGCGATGACGTTCTGCTGAGCGAGCAGCGCCGACGAAAGGCGCGTGTGTCGGATGGCTCCGCCCGTGGGCACAGCGCCCGGGGGGATCGCGTTGATCTCGTCGACCAAGATCGCGCGTAGGGCACCCTTGAAAGCGTCGGTCGTGTTGACTGCGCGCACCGCCACCAGGCACTCGACGCCCGCTTGGCGCAGCGTGGGGCGCGAGAAGGCCACGGCATGCTCGGTCCCGTTGCGGTCCATCGCGGTGCCGCTCGAGCTACCGAAGGCGCCGATGCCGGCCGCCTTGGCGTCCCAGATCGTTTGCGCGATCACGTCGTCGTCCGCGTCTTCGTCGAGCCCGTCCCACACGAGGGCCTCGATCGAGTGCGGCGGGATGCCGAGCGAGTCGGTCACGCTCGAATTGTTCTGGAAGACTTGGCACGAGAGCACCGGTCGCTCTCCGTCCTGTTCGATCGCTGCGATGCGCGCGGCGATGGCGTCGGCCGGCGAGCTACCCAGGGCGCGTAGCTCTCGCTCTCGGCGGTCGCGTAGCTCGGCCTCGGTGTCGACGTTCGTCCCGAGCACCGGACCGGTCGGGTTGTCGACCGCGAGCCAGCCGGCCACGGGCGTCGTGATGACGCTGAGCGCGTTCGGCGCGACGTCGATCGGCCCGGTCTGCGTACACGTCGCGGAGACGAAGTACCACCCCGCGCTCGTGCTCGTGACGGCCTCGGTCGTGATGAAGCGGATCGTTGGGGCTCCGAAGACCTCGCACGTGGCGCCGGCAGCGAGCGTCACGCTCGCGTCGAGCTCGACGCGGATCTTGCGCACGCCTGCGAACCGCGAGGGGGACGCGGCGGCGCGCTGGGTGCCGGTGATGGCGCAGAGCACCTCGAGCGGGTCGCCCTCGGATGCGTCGGGGTCGATCGCGCTGTAGGCCACTGCGATCGCTTCGTACGCCTCACGAAGGGCGCTTGCGACAATGCCGTTGATCTGGCCCACGGGGCTCTCGGCGTCCACGTCGAGCAGCGGATCGATCTCCGATCGTTGCTCGTCCACGAATCCTTCGATCAGCTCCTCGACGGTCGGGATCTCCAGTCCGGCGCTCGTGAGTCCCATGGCCTAGCCTCCGGTCCTGCGGATGAGTAGCGGCGCGTCCTGCGCCTTGACGATCGTGTCGCCGTCGTCGAGCCGCGCCTCGAAGGTGACGAGCGCTTGGCGGTTCGGCTTGTCGACGCCCACCGAGAGAGAGACGACCTCGGAAACGCCCGGCGTGGACGCGATGACGTCGCGGAAGATCTGCGAGATGAGCGCCCGGTTGGGGTTCGGGCGCATGATCTGCTGGTAGTACGGCACGCCAAGTCGTTGGTCTAGAAACCACTCGCCCCGGAAGAACGCGAGCCGCCATCCCAGGCGCAAGATGACCGCGTCGGGGCCGCGCACGCTGCGCAGGGTCGACGGATCGAGCTCGGTGTAGCCCGCGGCTTTGACCGGGGGCAGGCCCGAGACGGTGCGCCAGGAGAAGATCATTTCAGCCGCAACGACCTACAGGCGAAGCCTCCGCCGAACGCGATCAGCCCGTCACCGTCGAGCCCTCGGACCCAGCATTGAACGTGCTCACCGAGCGGCGGCGCGGGGTACTGCGACCACGTGACGCCCGAGTCCGTCGAGACGAACAGGCGCCGATCTCCGAGGGGGCGATCGAGGTCTTTCCCGGTGACGATCCACACGCCATCCCAGGAGATGCCGTCGACCCACGCGACCGAAAGATCGACGTTCGCCCCTAGCGAAGTGCGCTGCGTCCAGAGCAGGCCGTCTTCGCTGGTCCAGCACTCGCCGTCCGCCGTGAGGAGCACGACCAGGCCGCGCCGATCGTCGAAGGCCACGGAAGCCACGTTGGCCGAGAGCAATGGTTCGGTGGTGCCGCGCGTCCATGACCCTGCGCCCGTGGGATGCGTCCACATTCGACCGACAAGGTCGACCGCGAGAACGAAACCATCCACGGGGATCACCCAGTAGATCGCCGACGTCGGGAGCGTGCCTCCGAGCGTGCGCGAGACGTTCGCCGGGAGCCCTACGACCTTGGGCGTCCCACCAATGTCCTGCCCGTACGCGTAGAAGACGTCGCCGCCCGCTGTGATGTTGGCGTCGCTGTTGGCGACGACGCCCGTGATCGTCATGTCGTTGAGCGCCGCGATCAGGTTCTTTCCGACGTTCCACGCGCCGCCGACGCAGGAATACTCGCCCCCCTCTTCGACGACGATCGTCTGTGTTCCCTTGTGAGCGATCGCTTTGAGATCCGTCGGCGAGCCTGGAAAGCTCGTGTCATCGGTCCAGAAGAAGCCGTCTTCGCTCCGCGAGACGCCGTCGGGGCGCAAGGCCCACACGACGCCCATCGGCTCGTCGTACACCGCGCAGCGCGAGACGTTCGCGGGCGGGGAAGACATCCCCGTTGCGCGTGCGGACCAGTTGAGCACCTCGAGCAAGTCAGCTCGGGCGGTGCGCGCGCTGACGTCGTGCAGCACGGAGTTTGCCCACGCGGCGGGGAGTCGCTTGTTCGGCAAGAAGCCGCGCGCGAGGATGCCGTCGGTGGGGCGTACCTTCGCGGGCGAGCCGCTCCATGGGTCACTGCCCGCGGGGAAGTTGTCGTCGGTCGCGAAGACGATCGGAGGGTCGAGAGGTCGTGCGGTCATGGTGCCTCAGGTAGATCGAATCCACGCGCGCCACGTCGGATCGGCGTAGCGGTGCACGGCATCCGTGACGGCGTTCGCCTCGTTGCCGCCGATCCCACGGTACTCCGAAGCGCTTGCAGCCGCAACGAACACGCGGACGTGGCCCGTTCCGCCGAGCAGTGGATCGCCACCTCCCCGCGCTCCGATCCACAGGTCTCCGGGCTTCGGTCGGAATCCTGCTCCGGTCGATTGTATATCTATAACGCTTGACGCGAGCGGGGGAGCGATATACGTCTTGGGCATGGGCAGCACGGAGCCGCCCACCGGAGCACGACGACCATGAGCACCACGACGATCGAGACGATTATCAATGGTATTACTTACATTGTTTGCATTCCGCACGAGGCGATGCGCTCAATCGAGTTCGCAGGCGTCGACGTGGCCGACGACATCCGCCGCATCGTGTCGGGCTCGTCGTCGGCGGCTGCGCTGCTCGCCGAGTGCGTCGACGGCTGCGAGCCGGAGCACATGGCCGACTGGCGCGACTACGTCGCGGCGCTCGAGATCGCGACGGGCGCATGACCACCGCGACCACTAGGAGCTAGACGACGCATGACCACGCCCGCAGCAGACCGCGTGCGCGGCGATCTGCTGGTGCGCATGACGCCGACGCAGCGCGCCGACCTGGAGCGCGTGCGCGTCGAGATGGGGCACCGCACGCTCGCCGACACGCTGCGAGCGCTGCCGCAGGTGTGGGACGCGCTGGTCGAGGCTGAGCGCGACGGAGTCATTCGGTGCTCATTCGGTGCTCACCCGGTACCCCACCAAGTCCGGGTCCCGCAGCGACCTGAGCGCCCACCGCACGGCGTTCGCCTCGTTGCCGCCGATGCCGCCGAAGTGTGAGCCGTCGGGGGGCTCGCTCACGCGCACGACGTGGCCCTGACTCCACGAGATGCGAGGGTCGCCGCCGGCTCTCCTGTAGAACGCGAGGTCCCCGGGCGTCGGCGTGTAGCCGCTCGAGATGTCGCGCCACGTGCCAGCCTCGCGCGCGTCGGAGATCACCTCCCACACCGCCGCACGCCACGGCGGCACGAGCTCGCCGTCGGCGGCGGCCTCGCGGTCCGCCCAGCCCTGCAGCGCCGCACACCAGCTCGTCTCGTCGGTCGCCAGCCCGAGGCGCTTGCCCGCGAGCCCGGCGCCCCGCAGCGCGTGAGCGACGCAGCCGTAGAGGTAGTCGATGATCTGCTGCGTGTGTTGAGGCCCCGGCGTCTCGCGCACGCCGAGCTGCTGCCGCACCACCTCGAGGGCGCGCACACCGAGGGACGGCGGCGCCACGAGCTCGCCCATGCGCCCCGGGAGCGCGGCCAGCCACGACAGCGCCGCTCCGGTCGTCGAGAGCGACACCTCGAGCAGGTCGAACTCGCCCTCGCGCTGGTCGTCGTCGTCGATGTCGGCGGGACGCAGCGCCCACGCGAGCGCCATAGGCAGCGTCTCGGTCTGCTCGGCGATGTGAGCGGCGGCGTCCATGCGCGCAGAGGGGCTCGACACGACGCGCAGGCCGCCCTCGGTGACGTCGGCGCCGGGCGGCAGCTCGAGCCCCGTGGCGCGACGCAGGACGGTCAGCGTCGAGGCGTAGGGGCCTTGCTGCCCTGCCTTCGTCGCCCGCTGCAGTCCCTCGGTGTAGGTCTGCTGGGTGCACGTGAGCACGGCCCTGCACTCGCCGGCCCGAGCTCGCGCCGCGAGGTCTCTCCACACGCGCACCTCGACGGCCTCAGCGGGCAGTGGCCACGGGCCGCTCGTCCCGTCGATCGCGAGGACGGCGAAGGGGCGCATGCCCGCGAGGAGCAAGCTCCGCACGCTCTGACAGCCGGCACTCCACCCGCCGACGATGACGGGCGCGTCAGGTCCGCAGCCGACGAGTCGACGCGCCGCTGAGATGTCCGAGGGCTGCGCGCCGAGCAGCCGCGTCGAGCGGCAAACGATGCCCGCCCCGGGCGCGGCGGCGCGCAGGCGGGCGTAGACGCCCTGGCCCACGTGGTAGAGCGCCACGAGGGGCGCATCGGGGGACGCTGCACGCTGCACGACTTGCCAGCTCATCGGGGCGGCCTTTCAGGCCGCGTGGCGGCCACCATCAGGAGCATGAGGCACACGACCAGGGCGAACGCCTCCGAGTCTGAGAGAGTCACGGCGTCGGGGTGGGCTCGTCGTCGGGCGGTGGCGCCGGGTCGGTGTCCGCGGTCTCTTCGTGCGACACGAGCCGCGCGACGCACGAGCCGAGCCCGCCGCACGTGTCGCACGGCACGCGATAGCGTGGCGGCGCCTCGACGCAGCCGACGCCGTTGCAGGCCGGGCAGACGACTTCGACGGTGACGGGTGCGCCGGTGGTCATGCTGCAAGCCTCCTGCGAGCGGTCGCGATGTACTCGGCCTCGCGTTCGATGCCGATGAAGCCGAAGCCCTCCTCGCGACACGCGAGCGCCGTCGTGCCGGAGCCCATGAACGGGTCGAGCACGATGCCTCCGGGCGGCGTGATGAGCCGCACGAGATAGCGCATGAGCGCGAGAGGCTTCACCGTGGGGTGTGTGTTGCCCTCGCCGCGCTCGCGCTTGCTGGCCTTCGCGCAGTAGAAAAAGCGAGAGGCGCTGCCGGAGTCGTGGAGGGTCTGGGTCTGGTACCCCGTGGCACTGGTGCCGTCGAATCCGATGCCCGTCCCACCTCGCTTGCCTGTTTGGCGACCTCCGCCGCAAGCAGAGCGTGCTCCCGGAAACACCGCCTCCACCTCGTCGCTGCCGTCGTGGATCAGATTCGCGGGCCAGCGGCCGAGCGGCCGCTTGAACTCGCCAGCGTTGACGCCTGTTGCGTAGCTGCTGGCGTCTTCTTTGCGCTTGCTGCCGTTGCTGTATGCGCCACCGTTCAGGTCGTCCAGCGTTGCGACCCTGCACCCGTCGATATTCAGCGCGCCCGTTCCGTGCCGCTGCACGTTGTCGGCGACGGTACCGCGGAATGGCGCTCGGGCGAGCGTGATCGGCTCGAGCGCGGGCTTGAGAGCCGTCCCCCAGCCGGACCACTGGCGCGCGGCGTCGGTCGCTGGGGCGGTTTCAGACATGCTTCGCGCAATGGCGGTGGGGTCGCTTTGCCAAGGGCGCCTCCACCCGTCGTGCAAGGCGTGCCCGCCTCTTGAATGCACGTTGGGCCTAGGTCCCACGACCTCCCGCTTCGCACCCGCTGCCTCGTCGATCGCCTTCGACACGTCGAGCGACTTCGGGAACCCGCTCCCGTAGACCCATGCGAGCATGTCGCGGATCTCGAAGCCTCCATCTTCGATGCGCACGGCCATTCGATGCTGCGTCCGCGTGCCAGCGAATGCGAGCAGATGCCCGCCCGGCTTCACGACGCGCAGGCACTCGGCCCACAGCTCGACGCTCGGGACGTCGTAGTCCCAGCGCTTACCCATAAACGCGAGCCCGTAGGGCGGGTCGGTCACGATAGCGTCGACACTTGCCGACGGCATCGCGCGCAGCACGTCGAGCGAGTCGCCGTGGTGGAGAATGGGCGACGTCATCGCAGCGGCCCGCCGTCTTTCGGCACCGGGTCGGTGTCGAGCCGTGCGAGCGCCTCGGCGCGCGCGGCGTCCATCGCGTCGTCGGTCGCGGGGAGCGCCGCGGGGCGCAGCTTCGGCTCGACCTGCATGGCGAGCGGCAGCAGGTTGCGGCCGATGATCTCGCCCAGGCGGACGAGCAGGCGCAGCACTTCGGCGACGCTCACCGTGCACCCCCAGCGACCGCAGCGGCCACGAGCTCCGAGGCTTCGACGGTCGCCGCCACCGCGGGCACGAGCGCCGCGATGTCGCCGCGAGCCTGCGCGACCTGGATCGCCACGACGAGCGCGAGGTGAGCGCCGCGGAGCCCGCGGTACGCGTCGCGGAGCGGCAGGCACACGCCGTCGAGGCGCGCCACGTCGGCGAGGTCACCCGCGGCGCGGTACCCATCGACGCAGCGGGTCTGCAGCTGCTCGGCCGCGACCTCGCCTGCGTCGCGGGAGGCATTCGCCACGACGATGGCGCTGGTGATGGGCGAGCCGCAGCCGAGACCGTTGCACGCGGCGGAGGTCAGCACGCCGATGCACAGCGCGAGCGTGAGCATGCCAGGGGGCGCCTTGTCGAGCGGGTCGCGCGGCTTCTCGGTCGGCGGCGCGAGTGCCAGGCCGTGAGCCATCGCCTCGTATGCGGCCCGCTGCGAGGCGTCGAGCGCGTGCCATTCGGGCAAGGGCTTCCCGTTCGCGGCCTTGCCGTTCGTCGCCGATCGGTACAGCTCCCAGAGCGCCTCGCCTGAGCGCGGGGCGGCATCGGGGAACAGGCGCGCGAGGAGCCCGAGGTACGGCGCGAGACCGGGCCAGCGGGCCACGAGCGCAGGGTAGCCGCGCGATAGGAGCAGCATGCCGAGGCCGACGAGCAGGAAATGGCCGAGCGGCGTGGAGGCGAAGTCTTGGATCTGTTGCATTGATTCCTCAGCAGTGTTGGAGCGCGAGCACGACGCCCCCGCCCACGGTGAGCCAGCCGACGACCTGCCCGACCCACCGCAGGACGGCAGACCGGCGTTCGCCCTGGGCGCGGATGCTCTGTCGAGCGCGCTCGTTTTCGATCGCGTGCGCATCGGCCGCAGTCTCGAGCACGCGCGCAGCAATCTCGGAGAGCCGCCCATCGTCGGGCCGCGACGCACGAGCCTCGCGCGCGTCGTCCGCGGCGCTGAGCGCCTTCGATCGTGTCAGCGCGAGGTCGCTACGTAGCGCGCGCAGTTCGTCGAGCACGAGGCGATGTCGTTGCGCGTGGAGGTCCTCTTGCGCGTCGACTCGCGTGCGCAGTGTGGAGACGTCCGCCGTGAGCACGAGCAGCGCGTCGGCGTGAGCGTGCCCGCGCTCGCGGGCGTTGCGCTCGACGGCTGCGATCGAATGCCCGAGCGTCGCTTGGCGCGCGCTAAGCGACCGCACGTCGGCGAGGAGCGTGTCGAGGCGCTCGTCGTCGCTCGCAGCGTTGCCGGGCCTGCGCTCGGATTCGGCGCCGTCGTCGAGGTGCTCGGAGCCGTTGCCGCTCACTTGCTGCACCGCATTGCTCGTGGTACGACGTTGGTGTCAGTCGGGAGCGCTACACACCCTCTCGACGTGCCCGGGCAACGTGTACGCAGGAGCCTCGCGCGAGCGGGGCTTCGGCGTTTCTCCCGGGCGCTCACTTGCCCCGAGCCTCGCCGCTCGCGAGCGCATCGGCCGCAGCGCGCTTCGCTCCGGCATCGGTCTTCGCCGCGTCGATCTCGGCCTTGGGGGCCTTGCGCGATTCCAGCGCGCGCACGACGGCCTCGGCGTCGTCGGCCGCGCGCTTGGCGCGCTTGACCACGATCGGCTCCCAGCCTGGTGCGAACTTCTCGCGCAGTGGCGCAGGCAGGGCAGCGATAGCGGCGTCCTCGGCGTCCTCCTCGGCGAGCGCCGCGGCGACGTCGAACGGCGGCAGCGGGCCGCGACCGCACGCCGGGTGCAGCACGTAGAGTGCGCCATCGACGGCGAGCACGCGCACGGCTTCTAGCTGGTGCGGCGCGATGTTCGCGTCGTTGAACGTGGCCATGTCGGCCGGGTCGACGAGCGAGGGAGCCGCGCCGTTATGCGGAGTCATGAGGTTCATCGTGCGAATCATACGAGCACCCTTTCGTGGAGTTCGAGCACGCCGTCCGCGTTGACTGTGTCGGCCGCGTCGGTCGCGAGGCGCAGGCGAATCGTCGTGCCGGTGAAGTCGAGCACGGCGCTAAGGCCCGTCTGCCCGGCGTCCTCCAGGTCGGCGGCTACTGTCTGCGTCGCGCCGATCTGCGTCACAGTGCCAGCGACGTTCTTGAATGCGCCGCGGACCATGTAGACGGCGCCCTCGTTGTCAGTGTCGTTGCTGACGGTGATGTAGCCGAGCACCTGATAGACGCGGTTAGACCCGGTCAGGAACGTGACAACGTTCGTGACCGTCGCGCTGGCAATGGTGGCTGATCCGCCGCGCTTAGCGCCTGTCGTGGAGCCGGCACCAGTGCGAAAATTGATGTCCGTGGCGTCGACGTACATTCCAGCGCCGCCGAGACCTGGGCTGCGGAGGAGCACGTATGTTCCCGAAAGAATGCTAATTTCGTTGGAGCCCGATAACAGTGCGAGCGACGTGTTATTCGAGGTGACCACCTGGGCCGCCACCGACGTTAGGCTGATGTCCAGTCGGCGCGCGTTCGACGTCTCGCGGATCTGGAGCGCACCGGATACGCCACCGGCAATCGTACCGAGGCCGACCTCCAGGTTGCCTGGAGCGCTCGTTCCAGGCGTCTGCCCTTCGCCTACGTTGATGGCGACGCTGCGCCCCGCGCCGCTCGTCGCCTGCTGCGGCTGAATCCGCATCGGCGCGTTCGTGGCGCATAGGAACGTGCCCGAAGAATCCGAGCACGCGGCGCGGACGGAACCCGCGGAAAGCCTCGCCTCGGTGGTGCCCAATAGCTCGACGGTCGAGCCGTACACCTCGACGGCGCGAGTGATGTCGCCGTAGAAGAGGCCGCTCGAGCCCCCTCCGCGCTCGACGACGTGAGCGCGCCACAGGCCCGAAGACACGACCTCGAATCGAGCGGACTGCCCCGGTAGCAGACGCACGGTTGCAGATCCATCGATCGTGTCGGAGCCAGCGCGCGTGATGTCGATCGGAGTGGTGCGCTTGTTCGAAACCCACAGCTCGAGCCCGACGTCGTCAGCCGTCGCAGCCGGGAGCGCGCTGGGAGTGGCGGTGCCACTGAATACGTGGTGCAGGTCGTAACCAAGCGTCGCCGTGCCAAACGACGTAAGCACGGGGCGGGTGCGATTGATGGAGACGCTCGCCCCCGACTGATCTGTTACTCCGAAGAAACCGCCGTAAGCCCATAGCGAGACCGTGTCGGCGGCCTGTGGCTCCGTGGCCTGCTCGCCGCTTGTGTCGATCACGATGCCTGTGACGTCGGCCCCGTTGCTGCGTAGGCGAAATCCCTCAGAGAGATCGAGTATGCCGCGCGTGATCCACGCACTCGTGACCCACTGTTGCAGGACGATCGCACCCGAGCCGTCGAGTACGATCCGCGTATCCTCGAAGCGCGCGAGCACCGTGTCTCTTGTGCCATCGGCGTTGCCCTGGAACGCCGTGGCGTAGAGCTCGCCCAGCGGGCCGCGCTGGGGCACCGTGTCCGGGTCGGGGTCGAGCGTGCCGCCCGTCGTGCCGCCCGTCGTGCTGAGCGGTTGCAGGAGCACCGAAGGGTACGCCGGCCAGCGGTTGTCGTTCCGGCGCAGCGTGTAGCGATATCCGCCCGAGATCTCCGACCGCGACGACTGCCCAGCGAACGGAATGGTGAAGGACGTACCCGTCCACACGAGCTGACGCACGCCGTCAATCTCGACGGTGATCGCGTAGGCGCCCGAGCCCGTGACGTCGAAGCGCAGGGGCGAGCCCGAGCCGATGCCCTGCGACGGGGCGGGGTCGAAGTTGCTGATCTCGAGGCTCATCAAATGACCTTACCCTTGGGGCTCAAACAATCGGCCGTCGTCGGAAACTCGGAGGGTGGGACGATCGGTCCTGGGGGAGGCGCGGCGAGCGTGGCGATCCACGCCTGAATCGAGTCGAGCCATGCGGCGACCGCGTCACCGCGCGCGATCGGATGAGTGGCTCCGGCACCGATCGTGATCTCGGGGCCGTCGAGCTCGAGTCCCACCGGCTCGGGGAGGCCCATTTGTCGAGGCGCTACACCCGGAATGGCCCACGCTCCACCGAGACCGTGCCTGCGCGTCGTGCCCGCGTCCGAGACCTCGCCAGAGCGTCGCCAGGCGCCAGGATCGATGCACGAGAAGACAAGCAGCACGTGATCTCCGGCCGTGGGATTCCACAAGACCGAGCATCCGCCGCCCGCGGGGAACACCACCGGCACGCCCGGCAGCACGGGCAATGCCTCGTGCGTCACCGGCTCGTCGTCGTAGCCACCGAGGGGCTGGCGCACGACAGGCAGCACGTCGGCCTCGCGCTTGGTCGCGTCGTAGCTGACGATGCGCCCGGGCATGGACGTCCACACGTCCCGCGCGGTGCGGTCGCTCAGTCGTCGCAGGACTTCGGCAAGGCTCGGCTCGATCATGCGTCAGTACCGCCGCCCTTCGATGTCGATGTACCAATCCTGGCCGGCCGTGTCGCCGGTGTGGATCGTGCGCTCGATTCTGTAGGCGCCCCGAACATCGGTCGACTCTACCACGACCAGGCGCCCGGGGAACACGTCGGGCGCCATCAACATGCGCACCGAGAGCGTGCCCTTGCCGTCGACGCTTGGAGATCCAACCATCCCCGTTGCTGCTGAAACTACAATGGCCTCCCCTCCGAGGGCCTTCCCCAGCTCGAGAAGTTGCAAGGCGCCATCCTGGACGCTCCACGTGAGCCCCAGCGACCGGCAAACGTCCGTCAGCTCACGCGATGCGAGGCCCGCGAACGCAGCCCCGTCGGCGAACCGGTCGGCCACGCCGCTCGACCGCAGCCGGGCCACGGCGTCGCTCAAGTTCCCGTCTTTGACGCCCACCGCCTTGGCGACGAGCTGGAGCACCTCGGCGGCCTTGGCGTCGCGCTTCACGCTCGCGACGATGCGTGCGGTTTTGTGAGCCTCCTCCGAGTCGCCCGACGAGAGCGCGAGCATGACCTCGGGGCCTTCGCGCAGCACCTTCGCGCTCCGAAGCTCGCCCAGATAGAGCGTGCTCGTCGCGCCGACGTAGCCCGCGTCGATGCGCACGGGCACCGTTGCAAGGCCACAGATCGCGGAGATGGTGTCCCGCGACAACCCGAAGACCGTGAGATCCGCCTTGTTCGGCTCGGGCGCGAGCGACTTCTCGACGCGGAATACGAGGTCCAGCCCGTCGACCAGGATGCCCCCGACGTTGACGGAGACGAAGCGCCCGAACAGCTCAGCCATCGCGGAAGTACAGGCGCACCCGCCTCCCGAAGTCGAGCCAGCCAGGGGGCTCGGCGAGGCCGCGGCCGTCGAGCGTCAGGAAGACGAAGTAGCCCGTCTGCGGCAAGCGCGGGTCGTGGGCCTTGCGGCGGAACATCGGGATGTCGCACACGACCTTTTGCGGCCCTGCGATGGGCTCGCCTTCGGCGGTCGAGAGCTTGACGTACCAACGATCTTCGGCTCCCACGTAGTCGACGTCGAGCAGGTACGCGCGCTCGCCTGCGACCACGCGCAGATCGTAGCGGGGCGTCTCGGGGAAGGTCGGGATCTCGCGGATTGTTGCCATGTCAGCCTCCGCTCAGCCCTTGCAGGAACGAGAACGCAGCGTCGCCGCCCTGGACGAGGAACGACTTAGCCACCTTTTTCGCGTCCACTCCCTTCGCATCTTTCGCCGCCTGCGAGCCCTTGGACTGCTTGCCTTGTCCGCGGGGCTCGGTGGGCTGGGGCGCGGCTACCGAGCGTGTCTCGACCTTGGTGAGGATGCGGAAGTCGAGCGCAAAGCTCCCGTGCCCGAACTTCGTTCGTTGGAGCTCCGAGCGAACAATCACGCAGTCGTAGTAGACGCGCGACATGGTCACGACCGCGACCAGCTCGGCAGAGCGGCGGATCTGGTCCAGCGTCTGTTGGTACTCCTCGATTCGATCCTTGTCGTCTTGCTCGTAGACCGTCGCAGACACCTCGGCGGGCGACGAGAACAGGGCCTTGGCTTCGCGGTAGAGCGCGCCGGGCGTCCCGTCGTTCGAGAACTGAGGCTGGGGGGGCTCGAAGGTGATCGTCCTCAGGTTGCCCGTCCCGCGCATCGGCGAGTTGCTCACGAGCACCTGTAGCGACACCACCGAAGGCTCGGAGCGCACGTGGTCGACGACGTCGGCTCCGAGCTCGATCGGATGCGCCGTCACGATCGACACGTCCGGGTGAGTCTCGGACTCGACCGCGTCGAAGTCGATCTCCGTGATGCCGTCCGCGCGGATGAGGTACGCGCCGCTCATCCGATGGCCCCCAGGAGCGCGCGCCGGTCTTCTGTGAGCGCGTCGAGCAAGCCCGAGCGCGTGGCCGAGCGCGGATCGCGAACGCCGTACTGCTGGATCGTGATCGAGTTCGTCTGGCGCACGTCGGTCGACTGCGCAGGCGGCACCGGGATGCTTGCGGCGCCAAGGGTCGCGCCCATGCTCTCGACCTGCGGAAGCGCGCGCGCGATCCGCGTCACCAAGCCCGCGACGACGTCGTCGCCGACCTCGCCGGACATGCGCGAGGGCGAGTGCGCGTCGACCCCGCGCGGCCCTCGCAGGCCTTTCTTGAGGCGCGTCCCGACTTGCCCGGTGATGTCTTCGAGCCTTACCAGCCCGCCCGACATGCCCGAGACGATGCCGTCCACGACGTCGCGTCCGATGGCGCTCGCCCACGACAGCCACTCAGCGCCCGCTGCGCGCATCGACGCGAGCACGCTCGCGCCCCACGCCTTGACCTTGCCCGGGGCCTCGGCGATGGCGTCGAAGGGGGCCAACATGGAGTTGGTCCACTCGAGCGCGGCGTCTGCAACATCCGGGTTTCTGGCAATGTACAGATCTACGGCCTCGCCGATGTCTTCGGCGAAGAACTTTACGATCGATGCTCCAACGATTCCGAACGCGGTCTCGACCTTGCTCGCCATGTCTGGCGACTTGTCGATCTCGTCCATCAAATCAGACCAGTCGTCCTTGGCCTGCTTCGTGATGTCGCCAGTGGCGCCCACCCCGAGCATCGAATCGACGAGCCGCGAGATCGCCGAGTCGCCGCCCGCCGCCGTCACGAGCAGATCGTCGAGCAGGAGCACCGCTGCCGCGATCGCGACGATGAATGGCAGGTAAGGGATCAACATCTTGATGCCGGCGCGCCCGACCGCTGCGGCAGCAACGATCGCGACTGACTGGAAGATCTTCGAGCCCTCGGCCATCTTCGCGAAGGCGCCGACGACTTTGGAACCGCGCGTCACAAGCTCGGTGAGCGCCGGGAAGAGCGCGATGGCCAGGCGCGATTTGACGCCGCGAAACGCCATGTCGAGATCGGCTGCGCGGTCGCCGGCATCGCTCAGGACTCGCAGCGCTTCGGCCGAGACGCCGCCGCCCAGCTCCTCGAAGCGCTTGCGCATGATCTCGAGGCCCTCGGCGCCGTTTTTGAACGTGGCCGTCAGCTTCGTCCCGGACTTGCCGAAGATCTCAAGGCTCGCGGCCGTGCGCTCGGCGGCCGTGGGTAGGGCAGCGATCGCAAGGCCCGCGTCGCGGAAAACGTCGACGGAGTCTCGAGCGCCGCCGCTGGCGTCCGTGAGATCGACGCCGAGCTTGCGCAGCTTCGCGCCGCCCGAGCCCGCGTCTTGCTGGACCTTGCGGATCGCGGTCGACACGTCCTCCATGGACGCGCCGCTCTGCGTTGCCGCGTAGCCCCACTCCTGGATCGCCTGCGACGAGATCCCGAGCGCTTCTGCCTGATCGTTGATCTGGGCTTCGAGCGCGGTCATCTCGGAGAACATCCCCTTGATGGCTCCGATGACCTGAGCGCCGGTGTAGATCGACACCGCGCCCTTGATGACGTTGGTGAAGCCTGCGACCGACTTCTCGCCCTTCCTCAGGGCACCGTCATCGACCTGGAATCCGAAGCGAGCGAGGATCTCCTTGAGTGCCATGGGCCATCCGCTCCACTTCTTCGTACAGGTCTAGGACTTCGAGAGCGTCGATCAGGTCGATGAAGCTCCAACGAGTTTCGATGTCGATCAGGGAGTCGGAGAAGCGCCCGCTTGTGGCGACTCGGAGGAGAGGCCAGCGGTCACGGAGGTGCTCGGGGACTTCGACGCGCCGCGCATCGCGCTCGTTGCCGCTGTGACAGTCGACACGATCTCGCCGAAAAAATCGGCGTAGTTCACCTCGATCGCGAAGCTGAGCCACGAGAGCAGCGCGCCGATCTTGCCGGCGAAGTGCGCATCCATGTCGAGCGGCAGATCGATGCTTCGAGCCCCACTCGACTGGACGGGCTGCACCACCCTCGTGGAACCCTCGAAGGCGCACGCGAGCGTGACCACCTCGTCCGGGTCGAGCGAGCGCACGGCCTCCACGATGCCGCCCACGACGCTTCCGCCCTCGGCGGCGAGCGCCACAGGCCCGAGCAGCTTGGACAGCCTCGCGAGCGTGCGTAGGCCATCCTTCGCCCCGAGCATCGTCACGCGGTACGTGACGCCCTCGATCTCGCGCGTGTGCGTGTCTCGGCTCATGCTCCGCCCTCGAAGTGCTCGCCCTCGAGCAGGAGCGTCCACACGCGGTTGCTCACTTCCTTCGCGAACGTGCCGGTGGGGCCGCGCACGAAGGCGCAATCCCCGAAGGCGAGCGCCACGCCGTTCGTGTCGGCCATCGTGAAGGGGCCGACTTGCTTGCTCGCGTTCTTGTCGAGCGCGTGGAGCGTCGCAAGCGCGGTGTTCGCCGTGCTCGTCTGCATGAGCGTGATCGTGACGAGGAAGCGCTTGTCGTTGTTGGCGCTGAGCACCACCGCGCCGTCCGCGCCCGACACGTGCGAGTTCGTGTCGCTTACGGGGTCGATCGTGAGCCACTCGCCGTCGGCCTTGCCGTCGAAGATCGGGATCCCGAACGCGACGAGCGTGACTTTGTTGCTGTCGTAGGTCTTCACAGAGACACCGTTCCTTGCACCTTCACCGAGTGGATCGCGCCCGCGAGAGTCGCGGTGAACACGATGTCAGGCAGGAGCCGATTCGCCTTGGCCGACGGATCGACGTCCGCAGCGAGCGGCGCCGTCACGACGAAGGGCGGACTCGCAGCGATGAAGCCGCGCGTGACGAACCCCTGAATCGAGTTGCGCACGACGCCTACGATCAGCTGGATCCCGGCATCGGTGAACGGCACCTTCGGCAGCCGAATGAGCTGCGCGAAGACGTCCTCGGCGATGCGCGCCTTGAGCGCGTGCACCCCTCGGATCGTGTCGATGTAGTCACCGTCGGGGACGTGCCCGTTGCGCGTGACGTTCTGCCCGGCTTGGCGGGTGTAGATCGTGAACTTCTTCCCGGGCAGATTCTCCGAGTCGCCGATGGCGGCGAGCACGTCGCCCGTCGTGAGCGAGTCGGGCTGTACGCCCACCAGCGTCTTGAGGGCCCATGTCTCCTCGCCCGGCGTGTAGGGCAGGCAGCGGCCGGCGAGCGCGCTCGCGTGGTAGCCGGAGACGCGGTTCATGAGGCCGAAGATCGGCGTCTGCGAGTAGGCCGCGAGCTGAAGCTCGGATGCGGTGTCCTCGTCCTCGGCGCCGTCCCACAGCTCCGAATCGCTCATGCCCGCGAGGAGCATCTTGTCCTGCGCCTCGACGAGCGGCGCGAGGGCCTCGACCTGCGCCTGGCTGAGGTGGTCGGCGGTGATCATGTACCAGCGCGACGGATCTTCCGATAGCAGCTCGGCGAAGTCGTCGGCGACGCCCGGATCGGCCGTCTCCACGTCGAGCTCGAGAAGCGACCGGTGAGGCATGCTCCGGAGGTCGAACACCGTGCCGGGGACGTCCGCCGTGAGCAGCACGCTCGTGCTCGGAGCGCTCGAATCGACCGCGGTGATCTCGGCCTGCAGCTCGCCGAGCAGGAAGCTCTTCCCGGCCGCGCCGGTGATGACGCACGTGGTCGTTCCAGTCGCAACGACCGTGGTGCCAGTGATCGCGTTGATCTGCGCACGGAAGCTGTCGCAGATCGTGGTCGCAGTCTCGGCGGCGCCGTTCGTGTGCGAGATCGTCGTGACGACGTCGTCCACGCGAATCGCGAACTCGTACTCGAAGCCGAGCGTCGTGTCGGTCGGCGTGAGCGTCACGACCTGCACCGCGCCGCTGGCAGACACGCCCGCGACCGCGTCGAGCTGCGAGATCAGCGCGTCGCACACGTCGTCGAGATCGGCGCCGTTCGGCACCGTGTAATCGATCTCCGTGATGACGCCCCCGGGGCTCACGGCATCGAATCGGTAGCGCTTGCCCTCCTCGACGGACTGCGGCGTCAGACGCACAGACATGGAGAACGGCAGCGTTCGCCGGCCGACCGCGAACAGGCCCGCGCGCGGGCTCTGCGACCACGCGGCGACCATGGCCTGGTAGGCCGGGCTCGACGTGGCAAAGCCGAGGTCGAGCAGCTCGGACGGGTCGCCGAAGACTCGGCACAACTCGGGGCAGTTCTGGTGGTAGCACCAGAAGATCTGCGTGCCGAAGCCCGCTCGCGTCGGGACTTGCGTGTCCCGCGTGATCTGCACCTTGACGATCTGCTCGAGGCTCATGGTTCGGGCTCCGGTTCCGGTTCTTCGGGCAACGCAGGCCCGATCAATGCGTCGTTCACCTCGACGCGCTCGATGTACGTGACGCCGCCGCTCGTGCCGGTGTCTGCATCGTAGGATACTTGCTGCTCCAAGTACAACACCCGCACGCGCAAGTCGAGCGCAGCCACAGAGCGCAAGCGCTGGTCGTACTTGGTCCCGAGAACCTGCACTTGATCAGCATGGAAGATGACCGCACCGATCGCGTCGAGCGCGTCACGGGCGCTCGTTCGTTCGAGCCGCAACCGTAGGCGCATCAACCGATCCTGAGCGTGGATCGAATGGTCGAAGCTCTCGAGCACCAGCGACAGCACGAACTCGAGGTGAGCCCGCGTCGTCTCGCCGATCTCGTGCCCTACGTCGCTTTCGTCCAGGTCTTCGCTGAAGACGTCGAGCCCCTCACCCACTCGGCGGTGCGAGCGCACCTCGAGCAGCACGTGCGCGCCGGCGCCGGCGAAGTCTCTCGGCTCGTCGCGGTAGAGCGCCGGCACGCCCGCGAGAAGCTCGACGATCTCGCGCAGGCCCTCGCGGATCTCGGGCGTCACTTGACCACCTGCCCACGGATGCTCGCGCGGAGCTGGCCCGTGTCGATCAGCGGCACCGAGGAGCCTTTGCGCTGGACCGTGACCTCTGCGAGCTCGGGCGGAATGCCGGCCGCGATCCTGGCCTGGCAGAGCCCACCGTAGCGCGCCGCGAGCTGGTCCATGCCGCGCGCGGCCGTCACCTTGCCCTCCACGACGGCCGTGGCGAGCTTGCGCAGGTCGGCCGTGACTTTGTCTTCATTTTCGTCGGCGAAGGCACCCACGAACGAACGCGCGGGCGCGTTGCCCAGCCCGAACTCATGGATCTCGGCTACCTCCACGAGCGTCAGGCCGTCGCCCTTCGACGCGCCTCCGTCCTCCTCGTGAATCCCGACGGTGAATCCCTTGGCTTTCGAGGCTTCCTCGATCCGCTTGTAGAGCGCAGCGGCGCCGCGGTCGATGGTCGTGACGCTCGCCTTCATCGCGCGCTCGCTGCGGCCACTTCGACCTGCAACTCGCGGTAGCGAAGGCCGTAGGTCGTCTGCTTGTCGTCTGACTCCAGGCGCGAGTTTTGGCCGTATGGCGACAGCGCGAGCAAATGCGCCGCGAGGTACATTTGCCCCTCGTCCTGGTAGACGCCCCACGTCGCAGCCGGGACGCTCACGAGGGCGCGCGCAAGGAACGCCTCGACCTGCGAATCAGCCGCCCGGGCGAACTCGGGGAAGCTCGCTCGAAACTCGGCGAGCGTCGCCATGGGTCACTTCGCCCCGAGGGTGCGCTCGGCTGCAGCCTTTGCTGCAGCAACCTTCACGTTGCCCGGAAGATCGGACACGTCGAGCGAGCGCTTCGGCTTGCGCGTGTTCGCAGGCCAGTTCGGGGGCTCGACGGGCGCCCATGCATCGGTGAGACGCAGGAGGAACTTGGCTTCTTGCTCTTTCGGGATCTCGACGACCTCGCCCGGGGCGCAGAGCGCGACGGACTTGCCCACCTTGGCGTAACCCCGGATCCCAGCCGACACGTTTCGGACCTTCATGCCGCGAAAGCCCCGGGGCTCGAAGCCTACCGGGGCGATCGCGATGGTTGGAGGCCCAACCGTTGCGCCTGCGATCAGGCGTCCATCAGTCCGTCGAAGTAGCACATCGACAGCGGCCGGCGAACGACCGTGCCGCCCACTCGCGCGTGACAGGGCACCGAGAAGTGGAGGCTCGCGGCCTGTGCCGGGAGCGACTCGAAGCGGATCGGCACGATGGCCGACAGATTCTCTGGGCTGGGGTCGTAGACGATCGCGCGCTCGCCGTCGCCCTGTGCATCCGCGAGATCGAGCTCCACCCAGGACTCCACCTCGGTCACGAGCTGCTGCGAGCGCAAGAACACGCTGAGCACCGTGTCGGGAATGGTCGCGCTGTAGGGCTTCGTCGCGACGGCCTTGTAGCTCTCGGTCCCGAGCAGCATGCGGAGCCCGCCGTTGCCGTGGACCTGTTTGCTCTGCGTCCACACCTGGAAGGCCATCGACATGAGGTCCTCGAGGATGTTCTCGCCGGTCTCGTTGCCCCAGTCGAAGTTGAGGCCCGTGTCGACGAGCGGAATCAGCGTGTGGTTCAAGAAGCCCGGCACGCCGGTCGAGGTGTCGCCGTGCGCCACGATCGAATCGATCACTCGATCGATCGCCTCGCGAGCCATTCGGGCCTTGCGCGACTCGAGCTGGTAGCCCGTCTTCGCGGCGCGCCGAAGGTCCGTCAGCGAGTAGCCGAAGGCCGCGCCCACGCTGACGATCGGCGTCGCGCGCTTGGTGCCGAACTCCTCGATGTTGGGCAGGTCGGTCGCGTAGTTCGCGATGATCTTCGCGATGCCCACGCGGTCGTAGAAGGTCCAAGCGAAGGTCTCGGAGCCCTCGTCGATCCCAGGCTCGAAGGGCACGAGCGTCAGCGCCTTGAGCGCCGGGAACTCGGCCTCGGTGATCTGGGCTCGGAGGTGCTCGAGACTCTGCTCGAAGTGGACGGTTTCGTTGGCATCCAGACGGACGCCCGACTTGGTGTGGCCGAGAATAGCCTCGAATGCGGCGCGGTCGCTCATGGTCATGTTCTCCAGGTAGTTGCTACCGCAACGATCAGGGGCCGGTCGGTCCCGTGGGTCCGGTCGGGCCAGTCGGGCCAGTCGCGCCCGCGGTCAGGTTGACGTCGACGAGCACCAGGCCCGCGTCTACCGCGCCGACGAGCACCGTGACGCCGGGCACCACGGTCGCGGTCGTATCGTCGCCCCGCAGCTTGCCCGCATCCTCGCCCGAGTGGACGCAGTAGGCCGCAGCGTGCGCCGCGAGCGCGCCGTTGGTGGTCGCCCAGATCCGGCCAGTTCGCAGGCAGCCGATGACGGACTTCTGCGCGAACGGGCCGGGCTCGCGCGTCGGGTCGTGCACGATGAAGCCAACCGCCTTGGCGATGTCCTCCGTCTCGGTCGGGAGGATCGCGCCGTTCTCCGCGGTGCCCTTGCACACGAGCAGGCCCGCAGGCGAACCCGCGACCGTCTCCAGGACGTACGACAGGATCGACCCGTTGAGGTGCGTCCCGTTGTCGGCGGCGAGGCCCGCGAGGGCACGAACAGGCTGGTCGAGGATCGTGGTCTGCATGTCAGGAGGCCTTCCGTCGGTACGCGTTGATCGAGCGCTCGTAGGCGCGCTGCCTCGCCTGCTCGAGCAGGCTCGGCGTGGTCGTTGCACCTGCACCGACTCCTGGACGACCCGCAGCGGCGGCATCCATGCGCGCCGGGGGCGGGGGCTTCGGCGCCGCGTTCGGGTCTTCGACTTCTTCCTCGGAGGTGTCCTCGACCGGCTCGGGCGCAGGCGCGGGGGCCTCACCCGTGAGCGACATCGCCGCGACGAGCAACTCCATCAGCACCTCGTGAGACTTGCCCGCGAGATCGAGCCCGGGGAACGCCTTGCTCACGATCGACGCGATGATCTCGTCGTCGGCCATGTCGGCATCGGCTCGGACCTTGCGAGCGCGCGCCGCGTCGAGCAGCCTCACGCGCTCCGCGACCCGAGCCCGGATGACCTCGGGAGCGGACTTCGCCTCCGCGATCGCGACGCGCTTCTCCGCGGCATCGCACCGCGACCGAAGCCGATCCAGCTCGAGCGCGACGGGCTCGGGCACCTCAAGATCGACGGTGTCGATCCGAACCTTGCGCAGGGGGGTGATGGGCGTGGACATCGTTGGTGCTCCATGGATACCGGAATCCGTTGCTGCGTCAACCATCGCGGAGGCGCAGTCGACTCGAAGGCGCACGAGCGGACCCGCTCGCCCCCATCCTTGCGGCCCCAACGCCGCGTGGTTGTACCGAATGTTGCGCTGGATCGCGTCGTACTCCTCGCCATCGGGCGTCGTGCCGGCCGTCTCCTCGACGTCGGCCTCGTAGCCCATCGACACCTCGACGCGCTCGCGAGAGCGAATCTTCGCGATCTCGTCGGCGTCGTGAACGACGATCGAAGCTCCAACGAACGGCGGCTCGGGGCGTACGTCGTCGCCGACATGCCCCTTGCTCAGGGCGCGCCAGTTCTCGGGCCACACCATGTCGTCCGGGTGGAGGTCGGTGACCGCCACACCTCGCATCGTCGCAAGGCTCGCGTCGGCGAAGACCTCCTCGGGCGGGCGGTACTCACGGCGACGGCGGCCACTCGCATCCACGTAGACGAGCACCCCTGCCCGCGTCGTTCGGGCGTCGATGCGCATGGCGCCGCTGGGCAGCTCCACGGGCTCGATCGCGTGTGCTTCGTCGTAGCGAGTGGCCACGTCGTCAGGCTACGCGGAGACCGTTGCTGCCGCAACTGTCAAGCGCCGGATCGTCGAATCTTGCCCAGCTCGAGCACGCGCAGGGCCTCGAGCTCCTCGACCGTCAGCTCATCGAGCTCGGGCTTCGCGTCGTCGTCGGCTCCGTCGCCCATGGGCCTGGTGTCCTCGGGCTTCATGCCTCCGAACTTCGCGAGCTGCTCAGCAGCCGTGGACCGGCGCGCGTCGACAGCGGCGTACGCCTGCGCGATCGAGAGCACCTCGCGAGCGTCACCCGACGAGCCTTCGGCGACGAGTCGGCGCGCAAGGATGCTCGCAGGCTCGGCGGACTCCTCGACCGTCGTGAGCATCGTCGCTACGCCGACGTGGCCTGGCGCGGCGTCGATGCGCAGCGAGTGCGACGCGGCCTGCGACGACGTGAGGACCGTCGAGTGTGGGATCTGCCACAGCTCGGCCAAGAGCTTCGAACTTCGGCCGACTGCCCAGAGGTCGCGGGCCATGAGGTCGCGGATGCCACGTACGCGCCCTAGGACGTCGCGTGGCTCGACTTCAACAGCGACCTCACGAGCGGCAGCCAGGGCCGCGTCGATGCGCTCCGGGGTCATGGGCGCGCCGTACTGCCGCGCTGCTCGGGCTGGCCTGGACGCCATGCCCCCATGATGCACCGATTCCGTTGCTACTTCAACGATCGCGCGCGGGAATCCGAGGGGAGGGGGAGGGACGACGCCCCTGCCTCGACCGGGCCAAGAGCGCGGTGGTGCAGCGCCCCTCTCGGATGTCGGCCAAGCGCTCGTCGATGACGGCCTCGAGCTCGTCAGGCAGCGCCTCGGTGTCGACAGGAGCCCGGGCGAGAGCCGCGGTGGTGGGGTCGGTGTCGTCGGCGGTCGGTCGTGTCGTCATCGTGAGTCCCTCGGATGCCTTGCCTACATGTCGCACCGTGACCAGCGCCCTCTCTCAGATCTCTCAATAGATCGTTGGTCATGGATCAGCACTTACCCACCCAAGCTCGCCGAAGCGAGCGCTACGAGACGGAGCAGGGTCCCAGGCGGTGGAGTACGCTCCCCGCTCTGCCACCGGAGGACGGTGCGCGGCTCGACTCCCAGGGCACGCGCTGCCGCGTACGGCCCCCCCAGGCGCTCGACGTGCCCACGGAGGGCCTCCGACGCGCTCAGGGGTCCGCCAGAGCCTGGCTCGACGATCTCGACGTCCTGGGGCCACCCAGCCGGCACGACGCGCCCCACGTGCAGCTGACGCGCGGGTCTCGTGCGGTGGACAGTGCGCAGGCGTCCGTGGACCTGCTCGAGCTCGGCTGCGGCCCTCATGCGCGCCCAGTCATCCGGCGCGGTGACGCTCGCCTCACCTCGGGCGACCCAGGCGGCCTCACGGGCCACGGCTCCGATGTTGGGCGTGGGGTCCCCCAGGCTGGCCAGCTCATCGAGCTCGCGCCAGCTGTCCAGGCCCCGGAGCTGTCCGTACCAGGCCAGGGCCACGCGATCCGAGCCACGCGGCCCGAGCTGACGAAGGCGCGCGCGCAGCCATGCGGCGGCGTCGCTGCGCGGCTCCTGTAGTTCGGCGACGATGGTTTTGAATGACACGATGGCGAGGGCACGCTCGCGCGGTCCCTCACACCACCACGCGATGGCGGCGTCGAGAGCGGCGCGCACGCGGGACCAGTCGATCTGGCCTCCGGGCATCCATCCCGAGCGCGTGGCGTGGCGGTCGGCGATCATTCGTCGGCGCACGGTGCACTCGGGCGCTGCGACCGCCTCGAGACGCGGGGCGTACCCCACGACGCGCGTGACGCTCGGCCGGATGACGTCGGCATCAGCCGCGAGGACCACGACCGAGCCGTCGCGCCTGAGCGCCGCGTGCATGCGTCGATCGGACGCCGCGAGCACGAGTGCACGCCGCGGTGGCGCGTCATCCTGCGCGCCTCGATGCGCGATCTGCTCGACGGATGCCGACACGTCCCCCGAGTCTAGCACGGCCCTCCGCACGAGACCTAGCACCCTCGCCATGGCCCCCACGCGCCGCGCCGAATCTACGTCGACGCGAAGCCGAAAACGTGCCGCATCCCGGATCGGTATCGTCTCCCCGGTCTCGTCGCCCATGGCCGCGCGCGCCCATCCTGCCGCGTCCAGCTCGCCGCTTCGCTCTACCGCGGCGGCCTCGAGCGCCCCATCGACGTCTCGGAGGTGCTCGACGATGGCGCCCGCTGCCCTTGGGTCGTCGGTCGGAGTTGTCGACTCGACCCAGCGGATCACGGCGTCGAGAACCGCCGACATGCACTCGGTGTAGCCGTCGCGACACCACCTGTCCGGGCTCCGCAGCGTGTCGAGCGCCGCGTGGAGCTC